GATGCAGCGGCGGCCACGTCGTAGCCGAATAGGTCGCGCTCGACGGCTGCCGGCGGCAGGGGCGCCTTCTTCTCGCAGACCCGGCCCATCCCGCTCGGGCGTGGGTTCTTCAAGGGCCGGCCGCAGTTGGTGCAGAAGCTCATGCCAGCACCTCGCCGGCTTCCATCACGATGCGGATGAACTCCTCCGCCGCCGGAGCGCAGAGGCCGTTTCCGTAGGCGCGCAGGCGCACCATTCGGGCGGCAGCCCCATGAGCCAGCGGGAATGTGCCGGGTTCAGCTGGCCGCCAGAATCCATCCCGGCAGAGGAGCCAGTCAGCAGCTCGCCAGTGGCCGTTAGTCGGGCCGGGCCGGCCAGAAGCGCCGCGTGATTCAGCGTCATGTTCGCCGCGGTGTTGTCGATCGCCGGGTGCCTGAGTGCGTCCGTCTGCGTTGGGGTCGGCCAGCCCGCCAGCATCGTGAAGTCGTTCAAGTTCGACCCGTGCCGCGTCTCCCCCATCGCCCGCTTGGCCTGTCCACCGCCGCTGCCGTCCATTGCCTGCGGTGTCGGCCAGCCCGCCATCCGCGCCACCTCGTTCAGCGGTGGCCCCTTGCCTCCCCGGTCGTGCACTCCAGCCAGATCCGCGCCCTTCCAGTCGCGCGCCTGGGGCGTGGGCCACCCAGTAGAGGCGGTCGCGGATGTGGGGCGCGCCGACGCCCGCAGCCGGGAACGCCTGCGCCCCAAAGGCGTAACCCAGTCGCTCCAAGTCAAGAAGTACAAGGTCGACCCAAGGGTCTGCGTCAGCACTCGCAACTTGTTCGCCAAGAACAAGTCCAGGGCCGCACTGCTCGATGAGGTAGTGGAAGTGGGGCCACAGGTGCCGCTCGTCAGCAAACCCCGCTCCTTCGCCTGCCGTGCTGAAAGGCTGGCAAGGGCAGGATCCCGTCCACACGGGCGCGTCGTCTGGCACGCCGGCGCGGCGCAGGGCATAGCTCCAGATCCCGACGCCTGCAAAGAAGTGGCACTGTCGGTATCCCACAAGGTCGGCTGGCCGTACATCCTCGATGCTCCTTTCGTCCACGTCGCCAGGCGCGATGTGGCCGGCGGCGATCAGGTTGCGCAGCCATGCCGCGGCCTGCGGGTCGATCTCGTTGTAGTAGGCGCGGATCACGCACGCCTCCGCGCATCGTTGGCGGACAGCAGGCCGGCGAAGGGGTGCGCCGTGTATTCCTTGTAGGCCAGCCCTCGCTTGATCCGTGACGCGACCACGCCAGACACACCCAGCTCGCGCGCCGTCGTGTACGGTCCTTTGTCGCTGTTGATGATCGCCGCGACTTGCTCGGGCGACACTTTCCCCCGCGCAGCCCTCTGCGCCTCGGACAGCTTGCGCGACCTGGTGAGCTTCGTCGCCTGCGTCATCTGCTCATGCATCCGCTTGGACCGCTCACCCAGCGTGATGACGTGCAGGCAGTTCTTGTGCAGGCATGCGGCCTTCCCGCAGCGGGTCGAAACCACCATGCCATCGGGTACAGGCTCGCCCGTGTACATCTCCCACAGATACCGGCGGACGGTGAAGCTGCGGCTTCTGCCGTCTTCCCACACGTAGCCGGTCGGGTGGCCGTTGTGTGAAACCTTGCCGGTCCAGATGAGGCATCCATCCTCGTCCACGCGGCACTTTCCGATGATGGCGGACTTGCTCGGCTTGCTCACCGCGCACCCCCGGCATTCGTCACCGCCAGCGCGTCCAGCGCCTCGACCACCGTCACGCCCTGCGGGAACACGCACTCCGGCGTGATGCCGTAGGTGCCGTCTCCAAAGGCACGGATGGCCCCGTTGTTCACCATCGCCCGCACCGATGCGGTCAGCGTCTTGTCCGATACCTTGCACGCCTCGCGCAGCTCTGCAATCGTGCTGCGACCACCGCGCGCCGTCGCCAGCCAGATTTGTGCTGTGTAGCCTCTCATGCTGTCCTCCATTCAATCCGCACGCCCCACGGCCCCCGCTCCTGCTCGTATTCGTAGCGCACCGTCTTTCGGTCGCGGTCGTTCACGCCGATCCATTCGGCAATCTCGTCGCGGCATGCCTTGAGGGCGCCGGCTAGGTTGTCGTCGTCCAGTCCGTTGCTTGGCGCGATCCGCGTCAGCGTCACCACCAGCGGAACGGCCGGCTTCTTGACCGACGCCAGATGCCACGCCACAAGCTGCCGCTCGCCCTTCACGCGCCTGGCACGGGCCTGCCAGTGCTCGCGGGCGTTCATGCCGCTAACGGTGCGCAGTGGGACGTGGATCACGCTTTACCCTTCCTCGCGGCCAACCGCCGCAGTTCCGCCTCGCTGTGCCCCAGGTCCGTCCAGACCTTGAGCGCAGCCCTCAACATCTCCCGCTTTTCCTCCGCTGGAATGCGAAGCTGCTGGATCAGCCGCAGATACCGTCCGCCGCACTCCAGGCACGCCGGGTCGCATTGGCGCCAGCTCGGATGCGTGGCGTGGCGGGTGCAGTCGGTGCAGGTCATGCACGGTAGTAACTCGTCGGTTCTTCCGCGTCGTGCGCCACGAACTGCTGCGAGTTCGGCTCATACCAAAGGCCGATCGTTCCTTCCCACTCGCCGTTGCGCTGCTTGTCGCAGATGAGGCGGGTGTCAGGGTCGGCCTCGTTCACCGACGCGCCGGCCGCACGCTTCTTTTCCTTCTCCTTGTTGCGCCAGACCGTGATGACGTTATCGGCCTGGTCAACGATGGCGCCCGATCCCTTGTAGTCGTACTTGTTCGGCACGTAGGCTTCATTCGCCGGCTTCTTGATGTGGTGCACCAGATGCACATGGATCGCGTGATCCCGTGCGATGGCGCACAGCTCGTCCACGAACGCCTTCTGCCCGTTGTAGTCGTCTTCGCCGGCCACGCACTTCATCAAGCTGTCGATGAAGACCTGCGTAATGCCGAGTTCCTTCGCGCAGTACCGGGCCACGGCACAGACCTGCGACGCGGTGACGGTGCCCTGCTGGTCGTACAGCCAAAGCCGGCTATCGGTCCAGTCGCGGAACTGCCCGTAGACCTCGCGCAGTTCCTTGGTGGCCTCGTCCACGCCACGGAACGCCGGATCGTTCGCGTTGAAGCACGACCACTGCCGCGCCATGCGCTCCAGCGTCTTGAGCGGCTTCATTTCAAAGCTCGCCACGCAAGCCTTCTCACCCTGCGCGCACAGCGAAACGGCAACCTGGCCCGTCACCAGCGACTTCCCGTTGCCGTTCGCACCGCCCCACAACGTGACCTCGCCCGGTCGGAACTGCACGAGGTTGTGCGTCTTCGGCCAAGGCATCGTGATGCGCTTCTCGCGCGCCTCTTGGCCGATGCGGTCGATCAGGTCTTGGACCCACTCACGGGCTGGCCTGACCTTGCGCTGGGCGTCCGTCTCGCGCTCGTAGAGGCTGAAATCAATCTCGTCGGGGGTCAGCACAGGCATAGCGACTCCCATGTCTTGCGCAGCAGGGCGTGATGCTGCGGGCCGGCCCCAACAGTGCCGGGCATGGTCTCTGCGCGGTCCACGTAGCCGAACCACTTCACGCCGACCGATTGCAGCGCTTCCACCACCGCGATCACGGTGCGCGCGTCCACTCCATCGCCACGGACCAGGCACACCCACAGGCCGACCAGCGGGCGCCAGTCCTGCCGGGGCGAGCCGTCCACCACCACCAGCGCGGCGGAATCGTCCACGGACTTCGGCCGCTTGCCGATCAGCACCACCACCGGGCCGTCAGGAGCGAACCCGGCACGGCGCATTTCGCGGATGCTTTCGAGGCTCATACGAAGGCCTCCTGTCTTCGCGCCTCGACCTCCGCGCCCTCCCATCTCCGCTGGTTCAAGTAGACCAACGGCGCGGGGATGAATTGCCCGTTCTCACGGGTCCACAGGTCCGACGCCTTCATCCGCTCGACATGGGCCAGAACCAGCGCAGCCTGGGGTTCGGCCCCGGCCTTTTTCCAGGCTTCGAGGCACTTGCCCCTCGCCTGTTTCCTGTCGCCAGTTGGCCATGCCTGCCAGAAGTTGGCGAAGCCGGGCAACTCGTCCACCCCCTTGGGGGGTAGGGGGGTATTCTTCTCTTCTCTTCTCTTCTCTTCTCTAGCTCCGAGAGTCGGCGTTTTCTGTCCGGACTTTGTCCGCACGTTGTCCGCATCTGATGCGGACAGACTTCGGACATTGGCCTTGCGCTGTGCGTCAACACAGCGACGCTTCGCGGACGTGCCGTTGTGTTCCTCGAACCGGAGAATCCGCACGCCCTCGGGCCGGTCTTCGAGCCAGCCGATTTCGCACAGGGCCTGGCCCAGGCCGGGAACTCCGCTCTTGCGATCAATCTGCCGCAGGGTCAGGCCTGGCAGGATGCCGTCTTCCGTATGCTGGTCAGCCGTGGCCCACAGCCAGTACAGGCCGCCGATGACTTGCGCTTCCTGGCACTCGGTCAGGTCGCACAGGCGCGAAACACGCGGGTCATCCCACAGGTTGCCGCGCATCTTGATCCAGTCGCCAGCCACTACGCGAGCCCCCTCTCCGCTTCCATCTGCGCAACCTGCTCCGCGCTCCTGCCGCGCACCAGGTCGTCACGCTCGCGCATGAGCCGGTCAGCGTCGTCCCGAGCGGCAAAGCAGCCGTCGCTCTGCCAGATGGCGTAGGCGGCTTCCATTTCCTGTGTCAGCCGGGCGATCTCTGATTCGCGCTCGGTGTCGGTCATGCGCGCGGGCGCGATGCGGCGAAGGTGGGAGTGGGTCATGTCAGGCGACCTCTTGAGACTCCAAAACAAGCTCGCTGTTCTGGCGGTCAAACTGATAGCCAGCCGCTGCGGCTTCGCAGTTCTTCACGCCTTGGCGCCAGTAGCTTTCTTTCAACTCCCAGCCGATAGCCTTGCGGCCATGCAGGATCGGGCTGTACAGCTCTGAACCGACACCGCCGAACGGCGTGAGGACCGTTTCGCCCGGGTTGGAACGCAGCACCACGCAACGGTCGATCACGTCAAGTTGCAGCGGGTGGACGTGCTTCTCGTCCTCGCTGTCCCGTGCCCCCTTGAACGGCAGCACGCGGGTGAATCGGATGTCATCCCACATGCAGTCCGCGTACTGCCTCCAGATCCAGTGTGAAAAGCGGTTCTCGGTTTGCTTTCCGGTCCACCCGCGATAGGACAGCACATCTGCGGGCGGCTTTCTTTCCCCGGCGTACTCCAGCATGCCAACCGGGTGTTGCACAGGCACCGGGTTCTTCCCACGATTGCGGAACAACAGCAGGTAGTCCGCTGACGCGATTCCGCAGTCGATGCTGTCGGCAACCAGCGAGGCATGAGCGAGGTTCTTCTGCATCGTGCGCAGGCGCACCTCCAGCGGCTCCTTCCAGATCATGTGCCGGCCCGCGTAGTGCCAGCCCAACTTTTCGTACAGGCGCACGATGTCGCCTGGAAAATCGATGTAGCTGTCGGTCCCGCTGTTGCTGCGTGGAACATCCATGCAGTGCACGCACGACATGCGGCCCGGCATCGTGACGCGGGTCAACTCGCGGACGCAGAACTCGTAGTGTGCGAAGAACTGCGCATAGTCGCGGCTGTTTGACAGGTCGCGGTCGTCGCTGCTGTAGGTGTAGAGCGCACCATCATTCGCGCCGAACGGGGGCGAGTACACCGACAGGTGAATCGATGCATCAGGAAGGCCCTGCATGCCTTCAATGCAGTCACCATTGAAGAACGCGAACTTGTCGGTGACAACTTGATCTTTCACAGCCATGCGGGAAGCTCCTGGGGTTTGGTGGCGATGCGCACGCGATCAATCGCCTGCGCGGCGTTCATGTAAGACACGAGCGAGGCGAACATCTCATCCGCCTGGCGGCCCTTCCGTTGTAGGTTGGCCAGCACTCCGCGCGATCCCTCCGTAGCCACGATGTCAACGCGGACAGGTCGCTTCTGACCAAAGCGCCAGCAACGGCGGACGCCTTGATAGTGCTGTTCAAACGAATGCGTCGGGAACGTGACGACATGCGCGCAATGCTGGAAGTTCAGGCCCCACGCACCAATCTTCGGCTTCGTGACCAGCACACGGGCCTTGCCATCAGCGAAGGACAGCAGCTTGTCCTCCTTCGCGTCATCGCTGTCTTTCCCGCTCACCTGCACAGCGTCAGGTATCAGTCGCTCCAGCTCGTCGCCTTCGTCATTCAGTTCGCACCAAACCAATGCAGGCTGTCCGGTCTTGTTGACCAGATTGGCAACCTCTGCACATCGTTCCTCAATGGATCGACGGCGCTCTTCGCGCTGTTCTTTCAGGCCGACAGCCGGAAGCGCAAACAGCATGCCTTCGGCGATCTTTTCCACATCGACAACGTGCTCCACTTCCTCCAGTGGCGGCAGGACAAATCGCGTGTCGTCAAACCCAAGGTCGGAAGGCTTGCGCATGGCACGCGCCCACGAACACACCCAGCGCCAGAACGGCTCCACCGCGTGACCCTTGAGGCGCCACTTGATGACTTCGCCACGCATGCGTCCCGTTGTGCTGTTGTTCAGGTCGTTCTTGAAGAAGCGATTGAGCATGTCCATGTGCCCCAAGTAGCCCAAGGCTTCGGAGGACGTGCCCAACTCGGTGTAGTCGTTCGGCGCGGCTGTCGCAGTGCCAAGCAAGCGATAGGGCAGCTTGAGCATGAACTGTGTGATTTCCGTCTTGCGCGCACCGTCAAAGCTCTTGAGGATGCTTGACTCGTCGCAGACCATGCCCACGAACTGCGTAGCGTCAAACAGGTGCAACTTTTCGTAGTTCGTGACCGTGATGCCGCGATGTGCCTTGCCGTCACGGGACAGCGACGCGTCAATGCCGAACTTGGACGCCTCACGGACGATCTGCTGGGCCACCGCCAGCGGGGCCGCGATTAGTACATTGCCGTTCGTGTGCATCACCACGTTCTGCGCCCACACCAGCTCTTGAAACGTCTTGCCAAGCCCGCAGTCTTCAAACAGCGCGGCCCGGCCCTTGCGCAAAGCCCAATCAACCATCGCGGCCTGAAAATCAAACAGGGTGTCAGGCAACCACAACGGGGCGAATCCATGCTCGCCGTCTAGTTGTGCCTTGGCCTGCAGAAACTCGTCGTAATCGCTGTTTTTCATTGGTGAAGTCCCTCTGAGTCCTGTCATTTCCCAGCTCCTCCCGACGATTCCCGGCCAATCCCGGAGATTCCCAAGCGCGCCGTGCGTTCGTGAATCAGACTAGCCTCATGAACACGACGAACCACCTCTCGCTGAATGAGCATTTCGCAGAACTCGCCGATATCGACCTAGGCGGTTTCGGCGAGAACGGTGAGCGCCTGATGCATGTCAGGGTGCAGCTTGAATCGCACGTCTTTGCGTTCGAGGCTCATGCGTCAGCGGGTGTAGAAACCCCCACCGACCCGAAGGCCGGCGGGGAAAGGCGCGCCGATGAGAAAGGCGCGCACGGATGGGATAGGTACGCCTGCGGGTGCAGGCCGGGGTACTGTCGGATCGGCCTTTGGCCGTACTGTCCGAGTCGTCATGCGGCCTCGCTGGGGCTGGTCTGCTCACGCAACACGGACCACGCGACATCGGGCCGCAGTTCCTCGCAAGTGACGATCAGCGTGGGGTCGCCCTCTGCCGATGCCTTCTCGCGGGTCGCGCGCTCAATGGCGGGGCAGTGTTCGGCGGGGAATCGTCGGTCAGTGCCGAACCAGTGCCAGACCGCGCGCCGGTCGTCGTAGCCAAGCACCCCAGCCCTTGCCGCCTGCCCGCCTAGCACTTCAGCCGCCCGGCGCAGCGCGGCCTTCTCGGGTGTGGTGTCTTTCATTCCGCGAGTCTACGTTTATGAGACTGCGCATGTCAACAGTTGCGAGACTGCCGTTTGTCGGACGGTCTACGGCTGG